TGCCAGTGCTGCATCCGGTTCCCGGGCTTCTCGGCGCTGCTGCTGCGCCGCACGTTCCCCGAGCTGCGTCGGTCGCTCATCATGCGCTCCTGGGCCCGCTTCGACCGGAGCCTCGGGCGCTACAACGTGAGCGAGCACACCTGGTACTTCCACAACGGCAGCGTGCTCGAGTTCGGCTTCTGCGAGTCCGACCGGGACGTCCACCAGTACCAGTCGGCCGAGTACGACGCGATCGGCTTCGACGAGCTCACGCAGTTCGAGACCGACTTCGCCTGGACCTACCTCGCCTCCCGGTGCCGCACCACGGTCCGCAAGACCCTCGCCGGCTTCCCGAAGCCGCACATGGTCGCGGGCACCAACCCGGGCAACGTCGGCGGCATATGGGTCAAGAAACGGTTTGTCGACCCGTGTGAGCCCGGCGAGGTGTTCACCGAGGAAATCATGTTCGAGGACGGGACTTCCCAGGTCGTTGGGCGCGCGTTCGTGCCCGCGAAGCTCGGGGACAACCGCTTCGTCAACAAGGCGCTCTACAACGTGGCGCTCGCCAACCTCGGGACAAAGCTGCGCCTCCAGCTCCTCGACGGCTCCTGGGACGTGGTCGAGGGGCAGTTCTTCGAGGAGTGGGACCGCTCCGTCCACGTGTGCGCGCCGTTCAAGATTCCCGACTGGTGGACCCGCTTCACGGGCTACGACTACGGCTACGCGAACCCGGCGTGTCACCTGTGGGCGGCGCTCGACCCCGACGGGCGCATCGTCGTGTACCGGGAGATGTACGAGACCCGCCAGCTCGTCCGCGGCCAGGCGAACCTCATCCATGCGGCCGAGAAGGCCGACCCGGCGCTCGGGAAGATGCACCGCGAGCACATCACCTACCGGGTCGCGGACCCGTCGATCTGGACCCACACCGGCCAGGGCCCGCCGATCGCGAGCCAGTTCGTCGACGAGGGCATCTCGTTCCTCAAGGCCAACAACGCCCGCATCGACGGCTGGATGCGGCTGCGCTCCTACCTCGCGCTCGAGGAGGGGGAGGGCGCCCAGCGCGCCGGCATCGTGATCTTCTCCACGTGCCGGAACCTGATCCGCACGCTGCCGATGCTCGTCCACGACGCCAAGCGCCCCGAGGACCTGAACACCCGCCAGGAGGACCACGCCGCCGACGCGCTGCGCTACCTGGTGATGAGCCGCCCGCCCCGGTCGGTGCTGCGCGCCGACGTCGACCCGAAGGACCGCACGACCAACGACAAGGGCGAGCGCATCGTGAACATCGACAAGCGGATGCGGGACCGCAAGCGCGAGGACCGCTCCCGAGTGCTCGGGATGATGCGGTGACCCGACGGGGCCGCCGGCGCCAGACCGCCGAGGAGCTGCGGGTCGCGCGCCTGCTCCGCCTCTACCCCTACGAGCGGGCACATGCCTGCCATCAGGGCCCGGGGTGCCAGGCATGTGCCACGTGCGGGGCCGAGGTCGGCGAGCCATGCGCGTTCGACGAGGCCCGACGTGCCATGATCGAGTCACTCAAACCCTCACCCGCAGGAGGATGAACATGCCCGACCTCGACTACACCGATGCTGTCCAGGCGCCGCACGACGAAGCCGCACGGGAGACCGTCATCGGGTACCTCGGCTACACCGATGACCGGCTCCAGCTCGCGCTCGTCACGGCCGAGCGGATCGTCTGCATGCTCGACGGGACGGACTTCGACGATGGCCGCGTCGCCCCGGACTTCGCCCCCGGCGTGCTGCCGCGCTCGGCCGAGTGCGCGGCCAAGGCCGAGCGCCTCGCCGAGATGCTGCGCTCCATCGCCGATCGGCTCCAGTGATGCATCTGCTCGATGATCTGCCCGCCGGCGTGTCCGGTGGCGGCGACTTCATCACCGGCATGGGCGCGCGTGACGTGAAGGTCACCACGCCCGGCGGTGGGGTCGACGTCCGCAAGGAGCGGTGGGTCGCCACCGACAAGACGATTGCCTATTGGGGCGAGGGGGGCGTGGAGCTCCCGCCGCCGCCTCCGGGCCGCGTCGTGTTCTCGGAGTCGACCGTCACCGCGATGGGCCGCCTCGTCGGCATGGTGCCCGAGGGCGAGGTGCTCGGGCTCCGCAACCGCGTCGCGCGCCTGACCGCCGAGCTCGAGGACGTGTCCGAGGCCCTCGCCGCACAACGCCGGGAGAACGAGGACCTCCGGGAGTCGACCGACACCCGCATCGTCTACGTCGCCCCCGACGGGACCGAGCACGCGTCGCGCCTCGCGCTCGCCGCCCACATGGAGGCCCGGGTATGACCGCCTTCGCGTTCGCCCTGGTGGTCCTGGTCGTCGCCGCCTTGGTGCTGATCGTCGTGCTCCAGCAGCGCACGATCGATCGGCAGGCGTCCGAGCACCGGCGCCTCACCCAGCGCATCCTCAACGCCCTCATCGCGGAGGACGCCACCGAGGTCGCCGCGCTGAACCGCCTTGACGTGGACCCCGACACCCGGGAGTTCCTCGAGCGGGAGCTGCGCCCCGAGCCGCGGCGTGAGCCGCGCGGCCAGGGGGAATCCCTCCCCATCCCTCACGGTCTGCGATGATGTAGCACGTGCCGGCCACCACCTACCCCGAGTCGGGCGTTGCGCCCCCCGAGGCCGAGGACCCGCCCCAGCGGTCCGGGTCGGCCTCGGCGAAGGCTGCGACGGTCCGCCGCCAGTGGGACGAAGGCTCCCAGGTGCTCGTCGAGGCGCGCAAGAACTATTGGCTGAACCTGAGCTTCTACCTGGGCAAGCAATGGGTCTGGTGGGACGACGTGCGGCGCCAGGTCGACGGCTACCCGGACACGTGGAGCCCCCTCGGCCCCGAGAAGGAATGCCTCACGATCAACCGCATTGGGCCGAACCTGGAAATCGTCATCGGCCGGATGCTCAAGGCCGAGCTGGCGTTCCAGGTGCCGCCGACCGACTCGTCGGATGCGGTGATCCGGGGCGCGCGCACGGCCGAGAAGGTCCTTGAGGCGTCCCAGCGGGAGCAGGATTGGGAGATGGTCCGCTACGACGGGCTCGCCGCTGCGTTTCACGGCGGGACCTCGGCGGTCATGGTCGAGTGGGACGGCACCCGGGGCACCGAGCTTCAGTTCGACCAGGCCACCGATCAGGTCGTGTCGACCGGCGACGCGTACCTGCGGGCGCTCAACTGCCAGGAGTTCGTGCTTGAGCCGACCGCCCGCCACGGCCAGGAGGCCCGGTGGGCCATCGTCGGTCTCGCCATGCCGTGCGACGCGGCGAAGGAGCAGTACCGCCTTGACTGGACGCCGCGCCCCGACGTGAGCGCGGTGCGCTCGCCGGTCCACATCGCGATGCTGTCGAACCTCGGGCGCTCCGTCGACCGGGACCAGTGCCTCGTCCTGACGCGCTACGAGCGGCCCCACCCGGGCAACCGGAAGGGCTCGTACTGCATCGTCATCAACGACAAGGTCGTCCACGAAGGTCCGTGGCCGTTCCCCTTCAAGAACCTCAACGTCCACCCGATGCGCCAGCGCCGCATCGACGGCAAGTGGTTCGGCACGACGTTCCTCAACGACGCCGTGCGGGTCCAGGTGGCCTACAACTTCGCCCGCTCCGTCATCGCCGAGCACCTCAAGCTGGTGTCGAACACCCGCATCGTGGCGCCGATGGCCTCCTTCCGCGAGGAGGACCTCACCGACCGGGTCGGCGACGTGCTCTGGTACAACGGCGACGGCGGCGCAGCGCCGGCGTACATGGTTCCGCCGAACCTGGCGCGGTTCATCTCCCAGGAGCCCGAGAGCCTGCGGGCCGAGCTCGACGAAATCATGCACATTCACGACATCAGCCGGGGTCAGGGCTTCGACCGCGCCTCGGGCCAGGCGCTCGCGCTCCTCTCGGAGAAGGACGAGTCGCCGCTGGGGATCATGTCCCATGAGCAGTCGGCGGTGTGGGGCCGCATCGCGACCCAGGTGCTCAAGCTCTACGAGGCCAAGGGCGGCGAGACCCGCACGTCGTCGATCCGCCTCACCCGGTCGCTGTCGGAGTCGGTGCGCTGGTCGGGGAAGATGCTCCAAGGCCAGACGAGCGTGGTGGTCCCGCTCGACTCGGTGATGGCGAAGCCAGCCGCAGCGCGCGAGGCGTTCTGGCGCGACCTGTGGGACCGCAAGATCGTCACCGATCCTCGCCAATACGCCCGGGGGGTGGGCTTGCCGCCTGAGAACTTCGAGGAGCTCCTTGACGCCGACGAGGCCAAGGCCCACAACGAGAACTTCCGCATGATGCAGGGGTTCACGGAGATTCCCGAGCCGTTCGACGACGACGCGAAGCACATCGCCGAGCACAACCGTTTCCGCAAGTCGGATCACTACCGCTTCGCGTCCGAGGAAGGCCGCGCAATCATCGACGACCACATCAGGTTCCACGAGAACCAGATGCATGAGCAGATGGCGAAGCAGGTGAACCGGGCCCAGGTGAACCCGGCGCTCGCCGCGATGCCCCAGGCCGACGCGCCGCCGGGCGCGATGCAGATGCCGACGAGCCAGGACCGCCAGATGGAGGCCGCGATGGCCGGCATGGGCGGGATGGGCATGGACGGGTCCGGGCAGGGAGGCGCCGGCATGGCGCTGCCGCCCGGCGGAACGACCCCGGCGCTCGCCGCCGGCGTACCGGAGGGCTAGGAGGCCACCGTGGCGGACGACACGAACGACCCGAAGCAGCGCGCGCTCAAGCGGCTCCACGACGAGGCACGCGCCAAGAACGGCCGGGTGCGGAAGATGCAGCAGACGCCCGCCATGAAGGCCCGGACCACGATGAAGGGCGCCGGGAAGGCGGTCCGCTCCGTCGGCCGGAAGGCGGGGGACAAGTATTCTCGGCGCAACTGGCGCAACGAGACCGCGATGAGCACCGGGTTCAAGAAGGCTCAGCCGACGGCCCGTGGCGCCGGATACAGGGCCGCCGACTCGATCCGCTCCGTCGGCCGTGGAGTGGCGAAGGGCTCCACCGGCACCGGCGGTGGTTCGGGATGAACCAGAACCTCGACCGGGTGCGGGAGTTCGCGCGCTCCGTGCGTGGCGAC